TGGGGAGCGGCTCGCCGCGCACGGCCACCTGTTGACTGAGCTATCCGATGGCCGCGCCCGCGTCATGCCGCATCCCGCGATGGACGCCGCCCGCCTGGCCGCTGTCCGCAAGTGGAGCGAGGCGGGCGGCTGGTCGTGGTCACGCCGCGCATCGAAGGGAGACATAAGCCCGCTGACCGCGTGGACCGTGGCCCTGTGGTCCGCCCGGCGTCCCGCCAGGGCCAAGCCGCGTGTCGTCTCATCCGCGGGAGCCGATATGTGATAGCACGCGGCCTACGGTGGCGGCGTGACGTGGGGCGCGTTGGCTGAAGCGGTAAGCCGCTACGGTATCCAACGGCAGCCGGCTGCCGCGGACACGCGCCCGAACCATCTGTTCACCGTGGACGCGGTTACGGATTGGTTCGGGATCGACTCCGACATGATCCCGCCCACGCGGTCGGAGGCCATGAGTGTCCCCGCGATGGCCCGCGCGCGGCATATCGTGACCACGCCCGCCCGGCTGCCGATCGTGATCACGCCCGCCGACTACCCGTACCGCACGCTGATCGACCAGCCCGACCCGAAGCGGACGCGCGCCGCTGTGCTCACCGACACGCTCGACGACCTGCTGTTCCTTGGGATGGCGCTATGGCGCGTCACCGAGCGTTATGCGCCACAAGGCCGCGCGAAGGTAGGGCGTCCACGGCACGCGGAGCGGATCGACCTGGGCCGCACGACCTATGACGAGCAGGCGGGCCGCTGGCTGATCGACGGCCAGCCGGTCATGGACCGGGACATGATCTGGTTCGAAGGCCCGCATGAGGGCGTCCTGGCGTTCGGCGGGCGCGCGATGCGCTCCGCTGTTCGCCTCGACACGGCGTACCGGAACAGCGCCAATAACCCGGCGATCGTCGCGGAGCTGCACCAGACGAGCGACGACGTGATGTCGGACGCCGAGATTCAGGGACTGGTGTCGGAGGCCCGCGCCGCGATCGCGGCGCACGGCGTCCTGTACACGTCCGCGGGCATGGAACTGACGACGCACAGCGCGTCTCCAGAGAACCTGCTGATCAGCGGCCGGAACGCTGCGGCCGTGGATATCGCGCGCATGGTGGGCCTGCCCGCGTCCGTGTTGGACGCGCACGCGCCCGGCAGTTCGGGGACGTACCAGAACGTGCAGGCCAGGCTTCGGGAGGCCAGGGATATCGGCGTGGACGCCTACTCCACGCCGATCACCGAGCGGCTGTCGATGGACGACATTCTCCCGCGCGGCGTGTCCTGCGTGTTCCATTGGGACGCCATGCTGCGGGAGGACTTCAGCGACCGCATGGGCGGTTACAAGACAGCCGTGGAGGCGGGCGTGTACACGGCCGCGGAGTGCCGAGCGATGGAAGCGGGACAGCCCAGGGAGGCCGCGCCGTGAGACTCACCCTGCACGCGAGAGCGACGATCGAAGCGGTCCAGGCGGAGCCCGCGGACGGACCGGAAGTGTTCTACGGCCTGCTGGTGCCGTGGGACACGCCCGGCCGCACCAGCGCGGGGACGGTCAGCGTCCCGCGGGGAGCGATCCGCCTGCCCGCCGACCTGGGCCGCGTGAAAGTCCTGACCGAGCACGACCGGGAGCGGCCCGTGGGCGTCCTGGCCGCGGCCGACGACACCGACGACGGGCTCCGCGTCGGTATCAGGTTCGGCAGCACGCGGGAGGCCCAGCGCGCCCGCGCCGAACTGGTGGACGGGCTGCGGGATGGCCTGTCCCTGGACCTGATCGACGTGGAACTGAACAAGGCCGGGGACCGCCTCCAAGGCGGGGAACTGCTCGCGATCGGCCATGTGACCATTCCCGCCTACAGCGACTCCCGCGCCTTGGCCGCGGGCCGAGACGAAGGAGACACCATGGAAGATCAGCCGGACACGATCGCGGCGGTCCCGCCGGACGACCAGCCCGTACAAGTGGCCGCGCCACCCGCGGCTATGACGGCCAGCCGGGCGCGGACGAAGCCCGCCAGCCCGGCGCTGGAACTGGCGCGGCGTCTGGTCGCGGCCCGCTTCGACGGTGGCGACTCCGCTGTGCAGGGCGTGCTGCAGGCCGCGCTCGCTGATATCACGCCCGCCGGGAACGGCGCGGGGAACGAGAACGCGGGCCTTGCTGTGCAGGCGGTCGGGGAGCTGTGGGACGGGATCCAGTACGTCCCGCAGCACTTGCCGCTGGTCACGGAGCGGCCGCTGACGGGCGTGAAGTTCGGCGGCTGGTCCTGGGTCGTGAAGCCCGTCGTGGGCGACTACACGGGGAACAAGACCGACATTCCCAGCAACGCGGCGACGCTGGACTGGGTGGAGGGACCGGCGCTGCGGCTGGCGGGCGGTCACGACCTGGACCGCATCTACCTGGACCTGGGTGATCCCGCCTTTGTGGCGTCCTACTGGCGCAATATGACCGAGAGCCTGGCAGAGCAGCTGGACGACAAGCGGCTGAACGCCGCGGTGACCGCGGCCGGGACCGCGGGGACCGCTGGCAGCGTCATCGACGCGATCCTCCAGGGGATCACAGCGGTGAAGCGGCCCACATACGCGGCAGTGGCACAGGACTTGTGGAACACGCAGCTGTCCCAGCCGGTGGACACGCTGCCCGCGTTCTTCGTGCAGAACAATCTGTTCACCGGGCCGGGCCTGGATATCTTCCCCACGGACGGGCTGACCGGGCAGGTGCTGGTCGGCGCGAAGGGTGCCGTGGACTTCTTCACGAAGCAGCCGCCCGTAAGGGTGGAGGGCGTGAATGTGGCGAAGGCGGGCTTCGACGCGGGCCTCTACGGCTATTACGGCTCGCTGACCGTGGACGCGTCCCGCGTGAAGATCTACACGGTCACCGTGGTCCCGCTCGGCGCTGGGACGACGGGCGGGCGTGAAGGCGGGAACGGTGGGGAGTCTGGCGGTCGCCGGAAGTGATCACAGCTCAGGACCTGATCGATTCGCTCGGCATTCCGCTGGCGAGCGCGTCCGATCAGGCCTGGGCGGCCCAGGTCGTGGACGCGGTGAACGAATACGTCGATGGCCTGCCCTGGGTGACGCCGGACGCGTGGACGCCGCGCTACAGGACGGGCGCGACGATGCTCGCCCAGCGCGTCTATGAGGCCAGGTCAGCGCCGCTGGGCGCGGCCGGGCTGGACGTGACCGGCGCGCTGGTCCGCGCGACCACGGACCCGGAAGTGGGCAGGCTGCTCCGCTTGGGGAAGTACCAAGTCCCAAGGGTGGGCTGATGGCCGAGACGTTGACCGCGCCGATCGACGAACTTGTGGCTGCGCTGATCGCTGAAGGGCTCGCCGCGACGACCGATCCCAGGAACGCGCACCCGCCGTGCGCGCTGGTGTCCGTGGAGTCGGTGACGCCGCGGACCAGCGGGCTGGTGCGGACGACCCTGGCCGTCGTCCTGATCGCGCCGGGCATGGGGAACGCGGACGCTATCGGCTGGATCATGGGCACAGGTATCCCGGCCGCCTGGCGTGTCCTGGGCACGCGTGCGCCCGGCACGTTCGGGTCGTGGACCAGCCCGCACACGGGCGTCCAGTTATTGGCGTGCGAACTGCGCCCGACCGCCTTCGATCAGACATACGTGGAGGTATGACATGGCACTATCGTCTGTCCCGTTCGGTCCTGGGACGATCACGATCGGGGACGACCCCACCGTTGTGGACTTCAGCTGCGAAGTACTGGGCGGCAGCATCGCCCATGAGTACTCAGAAGTTGGGGAGTCGCGGACGATGCTGTGCGGGACGAAGCGGTCCAGCAGCCGCACACGCGCGGACAGCGTGAAACTGACCCTGGAGAACGACCTGACCACGGCCGGGATCTACGCCTACTGCCAGGGCCTGGGCGAGAATCCGGGCAGCGTCACGGTCACGTTCACGCCGAACACAGCGAACGCGGCCGAATGGTCCGGCAGAGTGTTCCCGCTGCTGCCGGGCGAGATAGGCAGCGATGAGTACGGCAGCCCGATCGGGTCGGAAGTGGAGTGGCCCGCGGACGGGCTGCTGACGTTCACTCCCGCAGTGGCCGTCCCGTGATCCGGCGCGGCCTGATCATCCGCTACGCGAACGGCGATGAGGACAAAGTGGAAGGCACGCAGTACGGGGTCGGCCGCTTCGCCCAGTACCTGGCGTCGAAGGGTTGGAGCGCGCAATACAACGCGCACGATCCCGGCGTCATGTCGCTGCTGCAGCTGCGGTACATGGCGTGGGCCGAAGTGCAGCGGAACCGGGCGCAGAAGCAGTCCTTCGACGTGTGGGACGCGCTGGTGGATGAGGTGGAGGCCGAGCAAGGCGCGGACGACGTGGACCCTACCGGCCCGGCCATATCGGCCGGCTGATCGCGGAGCTGGCCGTGACCACGGGTATCGCGCCTAGCGTCCTATGGGCCGAAGATCCCGCCGACCTGGCGACGATGGTCGCCGTGATCGACGACCAGAACAAGCGGCTGCGCCGCAGATAGGGAGGCCGGGACCGATGGGACAGGGCAGTTCGGGCGCGGGCTTCACGATCGGCGTGCAAGGGATCAACGAATCGCTGTCGATCCTGACGAAGGCGGGCGCGAACGTCCACGGCCTGGACACTGGCGCTGTGTTCCAGTCCAACGGCCATCTGCGGGCCGCGGCGCGGTCCCTGGCCGAAGACATAGCCAGGACCACGGTCCGGCCGCTGGTCGCGGCCGGTCCCGCCGCGCAGTCCGCCGAGATGGCCGGGACGATCCGCGGGATGTCGGACCGCCGCGTTGTGATCAAAGTGGGCGCGACCAATCCGAGCCTGTCCGGTTTCACGCCGGGCAAGGCCAGCAACCGGAAGTGGCGAGGCTCCCTGGCGTGGGGCGTGGAACGCGGGCCAGGACCGGGCAGGCCGAACGTGTACGGCGTGGCACGCCGTGAGTCGGGCCATGTGATCGGCCCGAATATGGGACTGATCGAACAGCGCACGATCCCGCGGTACAGGACGCTGGTGCTGGAGGCGTTGCGCGCGGCGGGCGTCACTTCGTTCGGCAGGGGACTGTAATGGCCGGGCTGCCTGGGATCGTCATTCAGATAGCGGCGGAGTCGAAGAAGGCTGTCACCGAGATAGACAAGACAAGCCGCGCGCTGGAGGGCGTGGGCGACATGTCCGGTCGCACGTCCGACACGATCCGGTCCATGCAAGGCCCGGCCTTGGCCGTTCTGGGCGGCTTGGCCGCGGGCGGGCTGGCCGCGGCGTCCGCGGCGTCCGACCTGGAGCAGGCCACGGGCGCGATGACGGCTGTGTTCGGGCCGAACGCGGCTGCGATCACGAAGGCGTCCGAAGCGGCGAACAGCCTGGGCCTGTCCACGGCGGACTATAACCAGAACGCGGCCATGATGGGCGCGTTGCTGAAGTCCACGGGTACGGCCAGCGAGGACTTGGCGGGGAGCACGGAGACGCTGATCGGCAGCGCCGCGGACATGGCCGCGCAGTTCGGCGGCTCCACGACAGACGCGGTGGGCGCGCTCACTTCGATGCTGAAGGGCCAGTACGACGTGCTGGACAACTACGGCGTGAAAATGACGGCCGCGGACGTGCAGGCCCGCGCGATGGCCGATGGGACGACCACGGCTGAGGCCGCTATGGCGATCCTGAACGATCAGTTGATAGCGACCGGGACGAACGATGCGGCGTCCAGGGAGATGGACACGTTGGCGTCGCAGACGGCCGCGGCGAAGGGAGCCTTCGAGGACGCGAGCGCGGAGCTCGGGACGGCGCTGCTGCCGTACCTGTCCACCTTCGCCGGTTACCTGGCGGACGCCGCGGGCTGGGTGAAGGAGAACAAGGATCTTGTGGCCGCGCTCGCGATCGTGATCGGCACCCTGGCGGGCGTCGTCATAGCCCTGAATGTCGCGATGACGATCTACACGGTCGTGCAGTGGGCAGCGAACACAGCCCTGTGGGGGTTCCCGGTTATCTGGATCGTCGCCGCGATCATCGCCGTGATCGCAGCGGTCGTCCTGCTGTGGAAGAACTGGGACAAGATCACAGCCTTTTTCAAGAAGGCGTGGAAAGCGATCGTAGACACGTTCCGCACAGCCGTCTCCGCGGTGAAGGGTTTCCTAGAGGATCTTTGGGAGAAGGCCAAGACTGTCCTGAACGGGATCATCGGTTTCATCAACGGGCTGATCGACGCGTGGAACAGGCTCCCGTTGGGCGATATCGGGCGCATCCCGACCGTGGGCGCGGCGTCCGTGTCGGTGGCCGCGACCGGGACGCTCGCCACCAGCGGGCCGAGCGGCCGCGCGGCCGCGGGCGGCGTCGTTGTGAACTTCTACGGCGTCGTCACCGACCCCGAAGGCACCGCGCGGGAGATAGGCCGCGTGCTGGCGGGGTCGGCCGTGCGGAACGGGATCGTCCCGCCGGGCGGGCGGACAGCATGACCGCCCAGCTGGTCGTCGCGGGAGCCGACCGCACATGCGACACGACCGGCGTCGTCGTCGTCGTGGGCAGGCAGTCCGTGAAGGAGACGGGCAAGCCCGGCTACCTCGCCGCGGACCTGGAGACGGCCCAGCCGGCTGGGATCGTCTCCGCGTTCGATCCCGTCTCAGTGTCCGTGGACGGCCAGTCCCGGCACGCCGGGACGGTCACAGACACAAGGGTCCGACACGCGACAGGGGACGACGGCCGGACGATCGCCGTGCAGCCGATCACGTCCATGGGACCGCTCGCGTCGTGGGGAGCGGACGTGATCGGGGACGAGCCCTGGCCCGCGGAGACGGTCGCGGCGCGCGCGAACCGGATCGCGGCGCTGATCGGCCAGCCGCTGGTCGTGGAAGGCGGGCAGGACTTGGCCGTGGTCCCCTTGGACGTGGACCGGCGTCCCGCCAGGGAACTGCTCACCGAACTGGCCGACAGCACGGGCGGCTGGCTGTTCGACCACGCGGGCGTCGTCCACCTGCAGGCCCTGGACGCCCGCAAAGTCACCGCGCTCACCGCGCGCTGGACCGATGAGCCGCTGGGCGGGACGTGGGACCAGCTGGACGCGGGGACGTGGGATCAGGACGACGCGCCCAGCCCGGCGTCCCCGATCGTGCTGGACTGCTCGGAAGTGGCGTGGGAGCCCGACCTGACCCAGAGCGCGGAAGTGTCCACCGTCGTCACGGTCACCTACGGCGTGGAAGATCCCGTGACTGAGGATCGGCCCACGGTCACCGTGCGGGACGACGCAGCGGCCGACCTGTACGGGGACCGCCTGATGGAACTGGACAGCCAGTTATTGGATGAAGCGGACGCGCTGACGTTGGCGTCCACGGTCCTGGGCCGGGCGTCCCGCCCGCAGTGGGCGCTCGGCTCCGTGCTGGTGGACTTCGACCTCGTGACCGCGGACAACGCGGCCCGCCTGGCCGTCGTCCAGCCCGGCGCGCGGATCACGATCACCGGCCTCCCGCAGCCGTCCCCGCTCGCCGCGTTCCCCGGCGCGCTGGAGGGCTGGACCGAGACGGTCACCGGGGAGACGCGGACCATGACGCTGCACCTCTCCCACGTCTCGCACAGCCTGGCCGTGCCGACCTGGGAGGCCGAGCCCGCCGGGGAGACGTGGGACCAGCTGGACCCGACCGCGACCTGGGAGGCCGACCTATGAGACTGACCACGAACTTCGGCCTGCCGGTCGCGGAGATGGCCGACGCGCGGCGGGACTACCCGGTGACCGTGGACGCCCCGCGCTCCGACGCGATCGACGACCTGCTCGCGCCGCCGTTCACGGTCCTGGCAACGTCCACGACGAACACGAACCAGAACGTCACCGCGACGACCTACGCGGCGCTGCCGAACACTTGGGACAACGGCGCGACGCTGAACGTGACCCTGACGCGGCCCGCGATCGTCCTGGCGAGCGCGGCCGCGCGGCTGAACGTGCAGAACCTGGCCGTGTCGGGGAACTTCTACGCCGCGTTGCACATGGACGGCCTGCCCGTGACGCCGAACAGCGACGCGCTGCTGGTGAAGCAGTGGGGGCCGAGCCCGCTGACCGCGTACATCCACGACAGCACGACGATCCCGATCGTCCTGGCCGCGGGCAGCCACGCGCTGACGCTGCTCGCGATGCGCACGGGGACCGCCGATTACTCCTACGTGAACTATGCGACCGTGCGGCTGACGTTCGTCGCGTACACGCCCTAAGGGAGGCACAGCATGGCCTACTTCGACCTGGCGCTACTCACCCAGGACACGGACTTCGATCAGCGGATCACGGCGTGCGCCGCGTCCGAAGGGATCGACGGCGCCGCCAGGTGGACCGCCGAGCACAAGTGGGAAGTGTGCGCTGCTCCCGGCTTCGCTGACGCCTACGCCACCGCGCTGCTGAACGAAGTCCCGCAGCCCGGCCGGGACCAGTCCGTGATCAGCGACGGGCAGCTGCTCAGCGCCGTGCAAGGGATCGCGGGCGCGTCATGAGGCCGACGTTGGAATGGCTGCTGCTGGTCGTCGTGACCGCGCTCGCCGTGGTCGGGATGCTGTGGGTCGGGGACGTGATCCGGGGATGGTGAATCCGGTCCCCGGCTGGGCCGTGACCACGCCCTACCGCAAGCAGGGCAGCCACTGGCAGACGTGCGGCTGGCACACGGGCCAGGACTACGCCGCGCCCGCCGGGACGACGATCGTTGCCGCGCGCGGCGGTCAGGTCGTCCACGTGGACTACGGCGACATGGGGAACCATCAGTTCGTGATCCGGCCCGGGGACGGCACGGAAGACTTCTACGCGCACACGACCAGCAGGCCCGGCCACATGACCGCCGTGGACACGGGCGACCCAGTGGCGAAGGTCGGCAGCGAAGGGAACAGCACAGGCCCGCACCTCCACCTGGAGCGGCACACGCGGTACGGCTGGGAGTGCTCGCTGATGGCCGACCCGATGCTGTCCCACGACGCGCCCGGCCTGCAGGCCGCGGCCGAACCGCCCACGCCCAGGGAGGCCGACATGATCCTGATCACGCGCAAGTCCAACGGGCAGACGCACCTGTGCGCCGTGACCGGCCCGGCCTACATCCACACGGGAGAGGCCCTAGCTGAGATAGCCAGGGCCTTGACCGAGCCCGGTTACGCCGCGGTCGTGGACGACGCCACGTTCAACCGGATCGCGGCCTACGCCGTGGACGACGCGCTCCCCTACTGACCGTCGTGCGCCTGTTGGTCGTGCTCTGCGTCATGGCGTCTATCTGCTTCGTCGTGGGCGTCTACTTAGCGGCCGACCTGGCCGCTGCGATCGTTATCGCAGGATGCTGCTTCGTCGCGGGCGCGTTCATCGCGGCCATGCGCATGTGACGGTCATTAGTTGCCGCCACCGGCAAGGATGCTGGCCTGATCCATCACGGCCTCCCGCGCCACATGCGCAACGGCCTTGGACACTTCAGACAGGTGAATGCCGTACTCCGCGGCCCATGTGTCCGCGTCCACGTCGATCACGAAGTCAACATGTACTTTCATCGCTGCTTGCTCCCCGATATGTGCTTAGTGGAACTTCCAAGGTAGGTCGGCCCGCCTGTCCTGTCTGTGACGCGGGCCATATGGCCCTAGGACGGGCAGGAACGGCCCATAGGCGGGATCGGGCGCGGGCCTAGGCGGTCACACGCGACAGGCCGTGATCATGGAAGAGAGCATGATCTTGCGTTTGTCCAGACTCCCGGCCTGTGACTCCCCGCACATTCACGCCACGACCGGGAAACTGCGGGCGGGAGTAGCCGCGATCGGGCTGCAGTTATAGCGGCCAGGACGCCGGGCCGCGGGCCGGGCGGGCTCCGCGTCCGCGATTGCAGCTGGCGTGCGCCGGGCGAAGGTTGCCGAGCGTGTCGGAGCCGCCCGCCGACCTGGGCCGCACATGGTCGATATCCCACGGCTGGCCGTTCGTGATCGGCTTCCCGCACAGCCAGCAGGTCGGCCCGTAGAACGCCAGGACGATGGCCCGCGCCCGCGTCACTTTGCGGCCGGACCAGCCCACTTCAGGCGCGTTCTCCCATAACGGTGATTATGGTCCCTTATGGCAGACGTGATCGGGCGGGACTTGACCCCCGGTCAAAGGTCGCCGCGGCCGCGGTACTTCCCGGCCCAGACGCCCGCCGAAGCGTTCACGGCGTCCGCGTACTCCGCGCATTCTTCGATCACCGGGCAGACGCCGCACAGCGCGATCGCACGATATGTCTCGCTGGCCCAGACGGCGCGCGGGAAGAACAGGGACGACCGGCCGCGGCAGGCAGCGGAGTCCATCCAACGGAGTTCTTCCGGCCTCACGGGATCGTCTCGCGAAGCGGGGAGCACAGGTCGGGCGCGTGCAGGACAGTCCCGTCCTTAGCTGACCAGCCTTCGGCCAGCAGCGTGCTGCCGCAGTCGCACAGGACGATCGCGCGGGAGCCCATGCGCGGCACGCGCCCGGCGTCGATCGCGGCCATGATCCGGCGGTAGTGCTCGGCCCGGTCGCGGTCGGCGCGCGTTCCGCGCCACTCCCACCAGACCAGCACAAGACACGCGGACAGGTTCGCCAGCAGCAGCAGGACGGTCCCCACGTCGATCACGGGTAGCTCGCCGCGGCCCGCTGCTCCCGCTGCCAGGCCCAGAACTTCAGCGTCTCCTTCAGCCTGTGGTCGTAGTCCTGCCACATCTGGGCGAAGTGGGCCGCTCCCTCATAGTCGCCGCGGAGAACGCGCTTCGCGCACAGGTCGGCGTAGATCCCGGCCTCCACTTCCATCACCCGATAGCCCTGATGGGAAGTCATGCCGCGGCCAGGTCGTCGAAGGCGTCGGGGAGCAGGTCCGTGACGTGGACGCCGAGCGCCGCGGCGTACCGCGCCAGGTGGCCCACGGTGATCGAAGATCCGCGCATGTGCTTGCCGCATGTCGGGACCGACACGCCCGCCCGCTCGGCCAGGCGGGCCTGGGTCAGCCTGGCGTCCACGGCGGCCACGCGGAGCCGGTGGCCGATCGCGGCGTACAGCGCCGCGTCCCGTTGCATCATCTCGTCCGTATTCATACCCAAACGATAGACGCCCTGCAGAATGATCATGCGGTTGTGGCGTGTCGTTGCGGGCGTGTCGCCGCGCCACGTTTCTACAATCTCGCTCTTAGAGGGTTTATGAATGGGACTGCCCGAAGGGCTGTCCGTTTGGTTGACTTTGACTTTGCTCTACGCCTGGGACCGCGATCGTCGCATGTATGAGATTGGCTGACCCCGTGGACAGGGAAGACACAGTGTTGGACACGCTCTGCGCTGTCTACGCCAAAGCCATCTACCAGCGGGCCAGGAACAGCGGCGAAGGCCTGGACGACTACTGGTCGGGCTACATAGACGGCCTGGCGACAGCGGTCGCGATAGTGTCCGGCCTCCCGCCCGGCGGCATCAGCGTGGAGGACGCTGCCGAGAGCGGAGCCGAGATAGCCAGGGCTCGGCTCCAGGTCATCCCGCCCGTCATGCTGGACGACGGCCCGTGACCGGGCCATCGCACTACCGCCTGGACCTGGGCGCGTCCACGGTCCTGGCGCTGTGCGAGCACTGCGCGTGGCGGACGATCACGACCGACCGCGACACAGCCAGGACCGCCGCGGAGTCGCACCTGCTGGCGGTCCACGCCGGGCCGATCGCGGACACCACACGGCACACGATCAACACACGGAGACTGCGCGCGTGACTGGAGGCAAAGCGTGAACACTGTGCAGGACTGGCACGCGGATTGGATCATGGGACTGCTGGGCGCGCTGGTCGCGCTCGGCGTGATCGGCCTGGCACTGCTCGGATCGATCCTGACCGAACTGCGGAAGTTCCGACAGGACTACTGGCGCGATCGGGATATCTTCGACGGCAATAACCGCGTCCCGTGACTGACGCCAGGCCGCGGCTGGGCTCCCTGTTCAGCGGGTACGGCGGCCTGGACCTGGCCGTCCTGCAGCACTACGGCGCGCGTCTCGTCTGGCACGCGGAGACGGACGCCCACGCCTGCTCGGTCCTGGCCCGCCACTGGCCGGGCGTCCCGAACCTGGGAGACGTGAGCCGCATCGCATGGGACGACGTGCCGCCCGTGGACATAATCGCGGCCGGCTACCCCTGCCAGCCCTTCAGCGACGCTGGCCTGAAGAAGGGTGCCGATGATCCACGCCACCTATGGCCCCATGTCGCCGCAGCCGTTCGCATACTTCGACCCCGCATCGTCGTGCTGGAGAATGTCTCAGCTCACCTTCGCTTTGGATTCGACGCCGTGCTCTCCGACCTTGCCCGCTTCGGGTTCGATGCGGAATGGGGAACTGTTCGAGCGTCCGACGTTGGAGCACCGCACAGACGCCAACGACTCTTCGTCGTCGCTGCCGACCCCGCACAGCCACGCCTCCACGGGACCGGGCCGGGGAGGTAGGGCGGGCGGGATGAACCTGCAGACAGCCGTCGCGCTACTGCTGCCTACGCCGAAGGCCGGGGACGGCCGAGACGCTTCGTTTCCACCGTCCCTGAAGAATCACCGGCCGGACTCCCAGGACAGAATCGCGCGCGCCGTGAGCACGCTGCTGCCCACGCCCACGGCCCAGGCGTCGAAGCACGGCAGCACACCGGACCTGGCAGCGGCCGGGTTCGGGAGCAACCTATGGGACTTGCCCCACCTGGACTACGGCAGGTACGGCCCGGCCGTGGACCGCTGGTCGCTGGCGCTCGGCCGAGCCGCGCCACCGCCCGCGCTCGACGA